TACACCACCTGCACCTCCAGTTTCAAAAGTTTCTGCAGATGCTCTAATACTTCCACCTCTAACAGCATTTCTTGTTGTTTGTATTCCTATTTGTGTAGTTGCCAATCCTCTAAGTTCTACTGTTCCTGCAATAGTGATTGCACCAGTACCATTAAGAAGTGCTGCACCTGAACCTGTAAAGGTAAGAGTTGCACCCACTGAAACATTGATTGTTGTATAGTTGTAAATTTGCCCAGCGTTCAGAGTTGTTGTACCAGATGCTACATTCAATGCTCCGTCTGCACCTGTACCCCCGATTGCTGTAACTTTAGATGCAAGGTCTTGTGCTGTTACAAACCTATTAGTATCACTTGGAGTACCAGAAGTACCCACCAAAGCATCATTCTCAGCTTGTGTTGGAACACGTCCATCATTATCCCCCACAAATATTGGCGTAGCAGGAGCTACAGGGGCTACAGATACACGCCCGATACCTTTAGATGAAGTAGTTGCATCTGGTGCACCTGCAATAGCAAGCCCATCAGCGTATGCTTTTGTAGCAGCACTTGTCCCAACTACTGGAGTAGGAACTGTAACAGTACCTGTGAAAGTAGGAGAATCATAAATATCTGCAATATATTCAGCCGTAATATTCATACGAACTGGTTCTGCAATTATGTGTGTTTGCTCGGTAGTACCGCCCACACCTCGTGCCGATACTGTAACGAAGTCACCAGTACCATCTGTACCTGTGGCTGTGTAAGCAACTATTTCCCGTAGTGATGCACTATTAGGACTAAGAACGAGCCAACCTGCACTTGGCGTTGGTTTTGTTGCAACATATCTAGTACCTGTGCCGACTGCCCAGTTTACTGATACTGTTGTTTTGTAAAAATTTTGTAGAGTTTTCATATATTGTTATTGTAGCATAATTTTATTAATAAGTCAAGTTATTTATTAAGACAGGGAAACTATCGATGTTGGTTTAAATAATTTAGCCGCCTCCTTGTAACCACGCAATCCAAATTGGGATATTGTAAATGTTTCGTCAGTTCTTGCATTACTTAAGCCAACCGTAATTGTTTGTGCTTTAATCAAAAATGATATCCTTTTGCCCACAAATGGACTTGCCTCGATTGTTTGACCATACCCATCGCCAACTAGATTTTCGCCAAAACCAATTTCGCCAAGTGTAGACAATTCGTTTTCAGTCGTCCCATCAATAAAGAATGTGTTGGTCTTAGAAGTCCTAAGGTCATAACTATCTTGCTTGACCGTAACTGTAATTTTTGCCGTCAAGGTCTTGAAAGCTAAATCAAGGTATCTGTAGAACATAAAACGATTAAAATCCTTGTCTTGTATTTGCTCAAAGAATACCTCCGAAGATATTGCTGTGCCATTGTCGTTCAACAGGGCAGTATTCCATTTTAGAGTTCCAAAAGAAAGGGCAGATTTTGTCGAGTAAATAACACCATCAACTTGTGCATAAGAATTTGCCGATGCCTTGATGCGAGAATTATATTTAGTCCACGCATTTGAATAGAGTAAGTGACAAACAAATGTAGTATCATTTGCTGCTGTAGTCAAAGGAACAGAAAGATAAAATTGCCTGTTGTAGTAAAAGACGGTAATGAGTTCATAATTTGCCTGCGAGATAGTGTATAGAGTTTCCTTGACTGCATTAGATATGACGGTATTATTTACCCCCAGAACACCTATCTGTGTGTCTTTAAATCCAATAGAACGAACTTCTCGCCCCGTAAAGAACCAAACATCATTTTCTACCCAAGATATTGCCTTCCTACCACACGCCCCGTAATTGCCCGACTGTAGTTGTAATTTATTGACAAACAAGGAAACCACCTGATTGTACTCAAATGTTAATTTCCAAATAGATTCTTTCTTGAATACTAGAAGTGAGCCATAGTAATTAATCAAGCCTGTAATCTTGTCTGTGCCCAAAGGTTTTGCTACATCTGAAACAGTCCAAGTAGTTGGCGTAGCAACATTAGACCAGTACAAAGTAAGTGGTTCAGCGATAGAGCCTGCAATAAAAATACGGTCTTCAAATGACTCAATTATATTACCACGAGGTGCTTGTGAGATTGCCGAGAAAGATGTACCATTAAAACTAAAAGTTGGCTCGTAAGCATTTCCCCCGTACATAACATCGTCATATACCAAGAAACCAAACTCTGCCCCAATGGTGTAAGAATTAAATAGAGTGTGAATACCAGATTGTGCCCCTGTGGTATTAATCGCCGCACCACCCGAAGTAAGTGAAAGTTGAAAAGCATCTGCTGTGAGTCCTGCCGAGATAACAAAATACACAGTTCCTGCAACTATACCCGTTGGTAATGCACCTGTAGTGGTAAATGATACAGTAGAACCTAGTATTAAGCCATGAGCCGTCCTAGTAAATACACCAGGAGTTGCAATAGTCATAGTAACAGTCCCCACCGAAGTTAAATCCTCCCACAGTGATGTTACGGTGTTATATTTTTGCAACTTTGTACCCATCGCTCGTATGAAGAAAGAAGTACCATCTTTTTTCTTGTAATTAAACAAGGAATGACACAAAGTAGTTTCAGTTGCACCAAAAAGAGATACGCCTGTATCTTTGGAAAGATAACCTGACTCAATAAAATTCATATTGATTGGAACACTTCGCCCCCTAGAATCATCAACATCAATTTGCTTGACTAAGTTGTCGTATATGTTTACAAAATTATCTTTTCGTATTGGCATGATTAGAAATAGTTAGGACTTCCACTAAATGAATTATCGGATACAAGTAATTGCTCGGTAAACATTTGCCCACCTCGTTGATTTTCTTCCTCGTAATTTGATTGAGCACTTGATTTTTTGACCAACTCAAGTTCGTATTTGTCTGTGTAAAACTTACTCATTTCTGTGTCCTGTAAGTCCTCGAATGCACGAAAGAGTATTCCATATATAATTAGCTCGTGCAAGTAAGAATTTAGTGTCGATGTACTTCCAGTTGTGAGAGTAGCGAGTGTTGGATAGTATTTAATTATTATACTTGCCTGTGTGGTAGGATATACTTTAATTATACCCCCTTCCACCGTAACAGACTGACTCAATGTTTTCTTTTGGAAGTCAGCTATTGACAATTCTGGGAAAAAGTTGTTTCCCGTTGAATCGTAAGCATCGCCATACAGAGTGCCAAAAGTTGCAGGCAAAGTACCTACACCAGAAGTCATAGCTATTGTAGCAGTAGTTATTTGGTCATTAGTAAATGTTCTCTTTTTAATATCATCTTGGGCAAGGTTTGCGTAGATTAATATTGTTTCATCAGTAAGATTCTCTGTTGTTGTCTCTAACAGTTTTGCTCTAGCTAATGCGACTATTTGGTTTGTTGTCATAATATTTTGCGTTCGTTAATAATTTACCTATCTTTCCCCCTATAAAGGAGGAAAGTAGATACACTATATGAACTGTTGCGATTAAGCAAGAGTTGCACGTAGAACTGCACCAAGCTGACGATTTCCTGAAAAAATCTTACGTCCGTAAACGAGAAGACCTTTACATGTTGAAATGAAAGAATTTGGGTCAGCTTCACTTGGAATAACTGAAGTTTTCATGATTTGTAGGGCAAAAGAACAATATTCTTTTGTACCAGCAACGAACCAGTAACCTGTAGTGTTATCACCTGAAATTAATTCAGAAGTGAAGATTTTGAAACCAGCGATTGTTCCAATAAGTCCTTTCTCTATTACACTATTGTAAGAAGATTGAACTGCTGGGATAAACTCGGGAGCCTGTAGAAGTAAACCTTCGAATTGAGAGTTTACAACTAGGAAACGTCCTTCTTTTGGAGCAAGAGTTCTACCAAGAGCTGTACGTATTGCAACGATTTGTGCATATATGTTAGACTTTGTAAGAGCGATTGCAACTGCACCTGCGATAGAGTAAGTAGCACCTGCACTAACTAGACCACCTGTGTAAACAGCATTGTCAAGGTCTTGTATAGTGATAGATGTTCCTGATGCGAAAGCAGTAACGATGAAAGATTTAGCGATAGTAGCACCATTAACAACAGTTGTAATTGTTGGAGTTGTAAAGATACCGCCAACCATACCTGCTGTGAAAACTGTAGTTGTACCTGTAACTACACCTGTAGTAGCTGCAATAGCAACTGTACCTGTAGCATAAGCTGTACCAACCATACTTGCTGCACGAACACCCTTACGCATGTAAGTCAAGAGGTCTGTGTCAATAAGTTCTGACATATCCATCTTTGTGTTACTAGCGTAAGTTGAGATTGCATTGATGTCATTTTGGAATTTATCTACATCGTCAACGCCGAAAGCGAAGTAATGCATTTGGTCGATTATTAGGTCTTCTGATGTAGGTGTAAGTTCTTGTTTGACAAGTTCCATACCTTTTGTGTAAGCTGAAAGAGAAATTCTTCCTGCTGTGCGAACACGAACACGGTCACCTGAATCTTTAATACTACCTTCGTAGTTAGTATTAGTGATACTTCGGTAAAGTGTATCGTTGTAAAGCAACTCAACCAATTTAAGTGAGAACTTAATAGGTGTGAAAGCTGCCATTACTGGAGTTATAATTTGTGGCATAAATTTGTAATTTAAATAATTTAATAATTTAGTAATTTATGTAGACTCCTATAAAAGACTTTTAGTCTTTATATTTTACCAGATTCTAAATCGTTATTGTATTCTTTAGAAAACTTCGCAAATTGTGCGGGGTTATCTTGTGCCATTCTAGTCCAGTCCTCAAGAGAACGATTAGTTTGGGGAGTTTTATCTCCAGAGGTTGCCCTCTCTGTTTCAATACGATTTAGTTTAGCTGTTTCTTCCTTAGCTCCAATAGCCTTTGCTTGGTCAAATAGATAAATCTTTGCAACATCATCTAATATGTTTTCGATGTTTTGTGGAACATTGTTAACATTGTAGTATTTGTTTTTAAAGTCATTTCTATTCTCGGCAAGTTCTGGGTATTTTAAAGATATATTGGTGAAGGCATCGTTCCAAATTTTTTCGTTGTAATTAGATTTAGCGAAGGCAATAGCAGGGTCATTGTATATCTCCTCTTTGGCTCGCTTTGTAATCTGGTTACTATACGAAATTAAATTCTTCTGTGCTTCTTCATCAAGGTCTTCGAAACCAGGATATAGATTGTCTACATGTTGTTCAACTTCTTGTGGTTGCTGAACATTGTTTTGTCTTTCTGCCAAGAGTCTTTGATTTTCAGCATAAAGTCGCTGTGCTTCTTTAGCTGATTCGCTGAACTTGGTCTTGTAATCTATTGCAGGTGTGACATCCTGAAATGTAGTATTTTGGTCACTACCACCATCCGTTCCATTTTCTAGTTCTTGAGAGTTGGCATTGTCTACGTTCTCAATTTCCTTGTTAAAGGAGTTTGGGTCATTTTCCATATTTGTTTTGTGCCGTATTTACTGAGTAAATGTTTGGCATATTAATTATTATACTTATTCGGCTGCTTCTTGTACTACTTCTTCTGCGACTACCTCTACTTCTACTGTTTCTTCATTTCCCATAAAATTATTTATTACTTAAATTATTAATTGTCCTCTCGACATAAGACTTTTCAACTAACGGACCATTAAGGAACGCTTGTATCATTTTAATGAGTTTAACTTCTGCCTTTCTGAACGCTGCATCTTCTATCGTAAGGTTTACTGCTGTTAAACGTGAAACTGCCATATCCAATTCATTTGCCAAAAATATTTCAACATCACCGTCTGTAAGTTTTCGCCCCGAAAGTGATATTTCCCAATCTCTGTAAGTTGCCTTTTCCTCCTCGTTTAAATCTGAGAATGAGTCAACTCCTATTTTTTTTAAATAATTTTCTAACATATTTATTACATTCCAGTTAGGGATAATTTGTTGGTATCGGCAATACTATCTTGTGGATTATTTGCCTGGTCGGGTGCTTGTACTGGGTCTATTGGTTTTCCGTCAGGACCGATTTGTGGCATTATTGGTGGCTGAGCCTGCTCTGCCTGCATTACTGCATCAATTTCCTCCTCTGTCCAGTTAACCAGTTCAAGTGTCTTCTTGTTTGCAATATCTTGTGCCGCCTTGTTATTAGGAAACACATTCTTGACATACTGTATCTTCTTT